GTTTATTGCTTTGTAAGTATCGATGATAAGTTTGCAATATAAAGAATCTGCTGCTTCTGTATAGCTATGAGGATCATTAACCCAATCATTATACTTTGATCTAAATTGTTCATATTGCATTCCATTAAGTTTAAATTGAACATCTGCTAAACAATTATTGCTATCTGATATGCTTCTAAGTAAATAGCCAGATACTGTTTCTAACAACTCGCATCGGCTTTCTAACTTTACAATATAGCCGTTACTAATAACTGTAGGTAATTGAATATCAGTCACGATAATCCCCTAATACCAACAGTTCAGCTTGAATAATATACATATTTCCGTACTGTGATGCTAAGTGTAATTTATTTGGTATAATAATACAAGTATAAAACATAGATTGCATTGTATCTAGTATAAGTTCGACTGCAAATTTATTAGCACCATAATTTAAAGTTCTTCTATAAAACGCCATAAAGTAAGAATACTCATCTGCATTTAGTTTCCAAATGGCATTTACCAACTCAGGCTTTTTAATATAGCCAGCGGAATAATACTTAGGTCCATCCACACTACTTATATTAACCTTTCCCCTATCCGAAAAGGTATATTGTGCCGAGTCAGGTGTAACTAATATTTTTGGTATGCTCATTATCTACGCCTACCAGTCTTAAAATTACTCATAGTACTTTTACTTGTTTTACTATTTGGATTATTCATATCATCCGCTACAACTCCAGGCGCTTCTCTTGCAACGACATCACTAGCAATTAGTCTGATTTCATTAGGACTCATCGATTCAACTTTGTAATCTTGTGGGGTTCCAGTGTTAGTTACATTTACGCTCATATTACCCACACTACGGCCTGCGTTCATTGCCTCAAGCATAGGCCTATTTCGCCGTGTGGCGTCCGCATTAACCACGAACTCCCTGCCGTGAACCACGCCAGCCACATCATTGCGCGGGGCGTTTCCTGTGTAACCACCACTCGCAAAGCCAGTAACTACGTTGGCAACTCCACCGGCTCCTCCACCAAAGCTTGAGGTTATAGCGCGAACGATTATTGCTCGAATGGCAATTTTTATAAGTTGGTTGATTACATCTTGTAAGGCACCTCGCGCAAAGTTCTTCCATGCATCGCCTGATGTTCTACCTGTCATTATAAATTCAGTGCCTAGATCAGCCAAACCATTACTAATATTACTAAAAAAGGAAGCATACATTCCTTCCAATTCAGCAAACATTGTGCTATATCCAGATATAACTTCACCAGTAGCACCTAGCATAACACTAGACCAACTAGCACCTTGGCCGGTTTCATTTTTTAATTGAGCAAGCTGAATTTTAACACCAGCTATACTAGATTTGTAAGCTTCGGCTGATATAAGATTTCTTTTGAAAGCTAAGTTTAAAGCTTCTAATTGAATCACTAAATCATAAGTTTCCCCTTTAGTTTTATTGTAAATAGAATTTAGCTCTTGCATTATAGCAGCTTTTCTAACAAAAGAATCTGCTAACGCTTTCAACTTAGCATTAATGACAGTAAGAGACATTCCAAATAAATCAACATTATCACCTAATGATTTATAAAGTTTCTTTTGCATTTCTAAGAATACATTTTGAGATTCCCTAGCAATTCCTAATTTTTGTAACGTCGAAATCTCAGACTGCAAGTTACCTTCAAATTCAGAAAATTGTTCATTAAGTAATTCCATTCCAGCCGCTTGCTTGCGAGTATCGATTCTGGATAGTTCCTTACCAAATAACATTAGTAAAGATAAATCCCTATCAAAGTTTTTAAGGAAACCAGCCCTAAAACGATTATCTTCCGGTAAATCTGCCAATATTTCTTGGTATAATAATAAATTAGATTGTAACTGTTTTATATGTTTATTTATATTTTCAAAAGAAGCTTGCTCTAATGCAAAAGCATTAACTAAGCTCGTATTATTTGTAATATCAGATAATTGTTGTTGTAATGTAACTCTCCGCTCTAATTGTTTATTACCTTTTCTGAGGGAGTCAGTATTACTATCTACAGCATCTTCTTGATTATTAAAAGATCTTATCAGTTTATAAATTGCAGTGCCAACAGTTCCTATAGCTAAAACGGTTAATCCTACAGGCCCTGTTATAGCAACCCATAAAGCTTTAAATGCTCCTGCCGCAGCTCCGGCTGCTGTAGTTACAACGCCTAATCCAGTTGCAGTAGTTAAAGCCACAGCGCCTAATGTACCCAACGCTATAACTACAAGGTCTAAATTATTAGCTAATGTAACAATACCTTTAGCTAAGGTACTAAAGAAACCTGTTGCTTTTTCAAAATTACCAATAGCTTCAATTGACTTATTGCCCAACACCGTAAAGGCTTGGCCAAGAGTAACATTTAGTTTGCTAAATTTACGGTCAGCTTCATCTGCAACAGAGCCTAAAGCCTTCCTCATAATTTGAGTTGTAATAACACCTTGAGGTGCTAATTTAAGTAATTCGCCTCTAGTTGTATTTAATTCACTTGCTATAGCATCTGCTACAGGAGGTATTAACTCCATAACAGACCTAAATTCATCACCATCAAGCTTACCTTTATTGAAAGCTTGGGATAACTGTAACAAAGCATTACGCTGTTCATAAACATTAGCACCGCTAGTTGCTAATAACTTATTTACTGTTTCTGTAAGTCTAAGTGATTCTTTTTGTGACCCGCCGAATTGTTGTAACGCTAAATCAAAACGTTGAAATGCCTGAGTGGTAGCCCCTATTGCTGTTCTACTTCTATTAGCAACTTCAAAAACTTCTTTCTGAAGTTGGCTAACTTGTTCTAAAGAATCACTAACATTACGTAATTTGTTAGTCATCAAAGTATAAGCATCAGCTGTTCTTATAATATGATCAGCCGTTAATGTAACACCGGCAAAAACAAGCAATCTATTAAAAGCAGAGCGTAAGCTTATACCTCTTTTCAAGCTAGCATTTTGTGTGTCTTGCGCCTTAGTTAATTTATTGGTAGCTGTTTTTTGCCTTACTTGAGAATTAGTCATTCTTTGACTAATAGAGGCCGCTTGTAATTGAGCATTATTTAATTTTTGTTGTTGCAACTGCAACTTTGAAGCATGTAACTCCTGTTGCATGCTTGCTTTTGATTGCCTTACTTGAGCATTAGTTAGTCTAGAAGTAGCATTTAACAGAGCTGTGTTACCCTTACCCATCTTAGCTAATGTACCACTAAGAGTGGTTAATGCTCTATCCGCCTGGTAAGAAGCATCAGCTATTTTACCTATGCGTTTTTCAACGCGCATTGCGCCTTTTTCAGTAAATACAATATCAACTCTATCAGCCATTATAATTGCTCCAAGTAAGACCTACCCACACTAATACTTATTTGAATCCATCCAGGTGGAACATTCTTTGTACCAAACTCGTTTAAATCAGCCGTATAATCAATATTATTTGTTAGATGTACAGACCTATTGTTAACGGGTCTAGCCTCTAATTTATCTCTAGCATCAGACTTAGTTGCTTCTGCGCTAGCGCCTCTAGTAGAGCCTTTTACACCCTCATAAAATGCACTTCTTTCAGAGGTTATTGCAACATCAATACCAACTTGCCAATTTGATAAACTCAAAGATGTATCAACAGGCGATCTGTAAACAAGGTCGTGAAGTACAACCTCCACGACCTTGTTTACAACTCCCTTTTTATACTGAGGAAAATTATTTTGTTTTTTCCTCATTTTAGCTGCAAAATCACGAAGACTTTTTGGCATCTTTCTTTTCTTTTTCCCTTTGATACTTTACGTATTCGTTATCCATTTCACGTATCAAAAATATAAACCTATCTCTTTGCCTACTATCTAATTTATAAAATATACTATATTCAATTATTTTTGACCATGGTATATACCCAACAGAAAAAGAAATAGGACGCTCAGTTTCCAAATCAAAAAATGCATTCAAGAAAAACAATAAGTCTTGTCTAAGCGTCCTATCTCTAAACTTTTCCGGTAACTTACCTGTGAATTTAAGCATTTGCTTTTTAACTGAATCAGGTACAGAACCGCCATTCAGCATCCAAAGCAAATGCTCTTTTAGTTTTTTGCGTCTTCCCTATCCTTGCTAACAAGAAAGTTCTTCCTCAAACTAGCTTCTCTTTTAAGTTCAATGTATAAATCAGGAAGTTCTTGCATTAACCATCTGGCGTTATCGGTATTAAACTCTAACAATTCGCCTTCTTCATTGGTAACACCGCGCCAATCCTTGAGAGTACATTCAAGGAAAAGTTCAAGAGTAGCCTTGCGATCAACTTCGGGGTCTATTGACCCATTAGCAATATCACGTCCAAAACGCTCAATTAAAGCAGTGTACTTAGCTTGGTACTCTTGATTAAGTTCGCTTTCTCGGGCAAGCTTGAAAGATACACCTGAGCCGAAGTCAATCCAAGTACCCTCAGTTTCGGATTTATGATTAGTCTTGTAAGCCTTAAAAAGGTTCATGTTATCCTTTCTTATGCCATAGCTTCTGCTGGCAGATAGGGAAAGTAGGTAAATGTAATAGTATGGCCGGATTGTGCAACAGCAGCACTCATATCAACAGGAATTGTTATTGCATCATCCTGTTCAACATTAAGCCCGCCACCACTAAGACCTAACAAAGGAATGTCAAAAATCATACCCTTGTTATCACTGGAAAGAATAAGATTATATTCAATATCAGTATAGTCATTTATCTTCTGAATTGCATCAACTGAGGTAAAGTATGCAGTTATTGAGCCACTAACATCAAAACTGCCCACATTTACATCAAAACTTCCAAGGGTGCCAATTGCCTTAGCGCCGCTTGCGTTGTTATTGATAGATAAAGAAGCTTCCCTCACATATCCAAATAAGGCGACGTTATTTAAACTGGTAGGATCGGCAACCGCGACTCTTTGACGATATACATTATTACTGGTGTTAATTGCATCTTCACTATAAGCTGCAACTCTAGTGCCAGATTTAACACCTAACGAGCCATCTCGTAATTCTTCATCTATGCCGACGAATCCAAGTTCGCAGGTAATCTTACCGGAAGTCGGCAAGTCCATTGTCAATTCATTAGCTACACAACCAATCTCATATTGCGATTGTGTGCCGCTTCCATCATTACCTAACGTTCTCTCAATCTGATATGTGTGGGTAACTTGATCAGGTACTGTTTTAGCGTCAGCAAGGAAATAACCAAAATAAATATCCGCAGTGACAGCAGTACCATCACTTAATGG